TATGTACTTTGCAGTTTTTCGACAGCCAACAATCAGTCTACGTCAATCAAACGCTCTACTACCGAACGCCGCTCAACGTGTTACGTGTGCTCCTATACGGATGCTTTTTCCACAGCGGTATTTCTAAACTGGCCCGCTAACCTTATGTGTTGGATTGTTTTGCCTTGATGGTGTGTTCTAGCAATGCCTGTCGTAACTTGTCTGATCCGCCAACTCTAACATTAATAATACCGTTGTAATAATCATCTCTCTCTAATACACGGCGGTCAAACTGTTCTCGTGCCTCTATGTAGGACATTTCCCCACGGCCTTTGCATAGGTATAGTATTTCTCTTGTGAAGTTTTCTGGGCCTAGTGCTTCAACATCAGCTTGTAGTCTATCAGATGATCCCCAATAGTCACGCCAATCTGATTCTTTATAGCCTCTGCGTTTGTTCTTCTTGCCTTTGAGTGGTGGCTTTGTAGTCTTAAACTTTGCTAATTTTTTGCCTATGTACTTTTGCCCAGTGGTAAGATTGGTTATGAGATAAACAAATCCTTCATACTCGTCAGGTATTATATCAATTTGTTTTCCTTCATAAGTCCACTGCATGAACTTACTTACCGATGCCTATTTTATTTTTTGTCTTTTCTGGTTTGGTGTATGTGCCTAATTTCTTTGTTTCTTTTGTCTGCCAGTGTTCGAACTTTTCTTATACATTGCTGTACAATAGCATACGAACGTACAGATTTTTTACGCTCCCAAACTTCGTTTGCAGCAAAATATTCTAAATATGCCTGTACTAGTTGATCGTGTATATCGTCCATTATTCTACAACTTCGATGTCATTTTCGTAACTGGTAAAGCCGTTTTCTTTTACAACTTTTAGTACGTTACTAACACGACCAACTAGTTCGTCTTTGTGCGAAATTAAGAAAATGTTCTTATTACGTTCTCTACCCATTTTCTTTAAAACTCCTAGCGATCCTTCGACACCAGCAGTATCCATGCCGCTATCAATTAACTCGTCAATGAATAACAAGTTAATATTTTGATATAAACTTTCCCAAACATCACGGAATGCAAAACTCATACCAAGTATCAAGCGGTTACGTTCACCTCTTGACAAATTGTCAAAGTCTAAGTCTTGTCCTAGTTGAGTAATTTCTACATTTAGATCATTTTGGAATGCTACTTGATGTGGTAATCCTAATCTATCGAGATAATATGTGAGCCTGTTGTTTAAGTATGCAAGATTTTGATCAATAATTTTTTTACGAATAAAACTATCTTTGTTTGTTAATAATTTTAATAAGAACTCTTGATGGTCTTTGTATTTTTCCAAATCGTTAATAATAGTCCAGTCAATGTCTTGTAATGCTGTATTAGTTAAATCATCTATTTGTTCTTGATAAGGATCATCTTCTTGCTCTTTACTTAGCAATGCTTGCTTTAAATTATCTACGTTGTTTCTATGTTCATATGCTTCTTTTGCAGTTTCATAAAAAGTGTTAGGACGTCCGTTAATGTTTCCAATCTCTACTAGTCCTTTCATAGTATCTTCTAACTTACCTGCAACTTCTGTTTGATATGCTAATGCATCTGTTAGTTCTTTATTTTTTCGTGTTTCAATTTCTGCTTTTTTATCTGCATGAAGTGCCTGACCACAAGTGTAACAAGTAGCGTCATCTAATTCTGAAATGTCCTTTTCTGCCTTTTCAACACTTTTAGTTGCACGTAATAATGCGCTTTCTAGTGTACTTTTTTCTTTATTAAGAGCTGTGATTGCTGCATTCAACTCGGTCCAATTTGTTAGTTTATCATGTGCATCGAGTTCTGAATCAATATCTAAATGTTCTAATTCGTCAATACCTTGCTGTAATTTAGAAACATCTTGATTTTTCTTTGCAACCCATGCACGTTGTCTACTAATTAATTGTTCAATACTAGCTTCGATTTTTTCGTTTGCTGTTTTTATTGCTTCAATTTTAAGAGTTTCTTCTGTAATTGAATCTCTTGTAGTTTTAATTTCTTCTTTAAGTTTATTAGCTTTTTCAGAAAGAATAGTGATACCTAGCAATTGTTCAATAATTGCCCGTTGATCATTTGAACGCATTGATAAAAACGGTTCAGAATAGGTGTTTAGTGCTACAATATGCTTAAACATATCATGACTCATACCTAGTAAATTGTTAATATCTAGCTGTGTTTGCCGACTATCGCCTTGGGATTCGTCTGACAAGTCTTGTTCATGATTATTGACAAAGAACTTGAGTACATTAGGAGAACGTCCACGCTCGATCCTGTAGTCCTGACCGTCTTTCTCAAAGTGTAGGGTGACCAACATCCCCTTACTATTTGTTTTGTTAATAAGGTTATTGCGTTTGATGTTGGTCAGTGCTTGACCGTACAAAGCGTAGGATAATGCATTGATTATCGTTGTTTTGCCTGTACCGTTACGGGATCCGGAATCGTCACCTCCTTGGTCTAAGTTTTCGCCAAGCACTAAAGTCAACTGTTCACGATTAAAATCAACAGCCTGAGTCTGGTTACCCACACTCATAAAGTTTTTTACGGTTAAATCTTTAATACGAATCATTTAATATTCAAGTCCGTTATAGATGTCTAACAGCATCTTCTTGTTGTAGTTTTCTGTGTCTAATTCTTGTATTTCACCAGCAACAATTTGATCTACACTTTCAAATTGTTCAATGTCTAAGTCTGTCGAAATTTCTTCAATTTGTTTTTGCGGAATAAGAGTAATTTCTCTACAGCCGTATTGCTTCAAGAATGTTTCTTTAATAAAGTTTGATTCTTCAAAACTAATAGGTAAGTCTAGTGTAACTCTCAAATACATTTTACTTTTAATTAATTTTTCTGCATCGTCAATTAGTTGGCTTAGTTTAACTGTGCGATATTTAGGACAATCTGGCCAGTCAATATATTGTGGTTCTGCATCATTTTCTTTGTCAAGAATCATCATGCCACGTTCGTCATCCCATGCATCTGCATAGTTGTGTGGAAATGCATTGCCGATGTAGTGTATCGAACCTTGCTTTTGTCGTTTGTGAAAATGACCTGAGAATACATACTTTTGATTTTTAAAGTGTTCTCCTTTGAGTTCGCCGTGATCTGGCATTTGTACCATAGCGTTCATATAAAAATTTGGAAGTTCAAAGTGTCCGAAAATATATTTTGCCTTTATTTTTTCAATCTTTTTCCACTCGTCGCCTACTAACCACGGAACAAGTGCTACGTCATCTTCTTCAAATATTTCATCTACAAATGTAACGCCCGGAATGTGTTTTCCAAACATTGTTGAAGCAACTTCGCGTTTGTCTTTGTAGTATAAATCGTGATTTCCTACAAACATATAAAATTTTTCAAACTCGCCACCTAGTTTTTCTAAACTACGCAGTGTTGCATCCATTGTAGTCAGATTTAGACTGTTGCGATTATGGTGCCAGTCTCCACAGAAAATAACAGTTTCGCACCCGTTTTCTTTTGCAGTAGCAATAAACCAATCTACAAATTCTTCACAATCGTTGTTGTGAACTTTGCTGTTGCCTTTGAGACCAAAGTGTATGTCTGTAAAGACTGCCGCTTTTTTAAACAAAATAAGATTCCTCTACTAATTGCTATTATTATAGCACCTTAATTTTTAAATGTCAATGAAAATTATGACTCAGAATTTCTTTTTAGGCTTGCTTCCCATTCTCCGGCGTGTTGTCTTGTAAACGATGGATTTAAATCATTCATTTCTAGAATATCGTCTCTAATGTTTTGGTTGCGTTTTTCAATATTGATAACACGTACAAACGAGTTTGTAACTGCTGCTGTATAATATGCAAAAGGGTTTTGACTTTTAGACTCGTCAAATTGTAGTCCAATTTGTGCAAGTTGCAGTATTGCTTGGCCTTTCATTTCGTCGTTGTACGTATAACCTCGAACATTGCCTCTTGTAGCATAACGATCTACTAATTTCATCCACATCATTGCAAGTTTATCAGTTGCTTTACCATGATCTTTAGAAAAGTGTCCGTTTTCCATGCCGCCAATCCAATGACTTTTACCAACTAACTCAAGTTCACCATCATCATTAAATTTGTAATGTTGAAAGGGAGGAAAGTTAAGTTTTGTTTTACGATCTGCTTCTGTTTTAGGATTTTTCTTACGACCGGGCTCTTCTGGAATGTGATCAAACGTCATAATTCGAAAAATAAGCTCTTCTTTTGTAATACTTTTATAATCAACTTCGCAGTCTGCTTGTTTTACCTTTTCTCCTGCCATTTTTCGTCTTTCGTAATCAGAAGTACTAAGACGTTTAGCTTTGTTTCGTTTTGCTTCGGCAATAGTCCTGATGTTAATTTTTTCAACATCAGGTAAAATTATATCATAATTAGCGTATTGTTCGTCAGTATAACTGCAAAATTTATTTTTAGACTTATGTATTTCTGCTAAAATGTCTTTGTTGTTAAGATAATTCCTGGGTCTCATGGGTTCTCCGTTAATTTATATACATATTATAATACACGCAGTTAATTTTGTCAACTAAATACTAGTAGGAGACAACTATGGCTTTATTCAGCGCATTTAACAATCTTGTAAACACAGTAAGCAGTGCATCAAATAATTTTTCAAGAGTGTCGAGTTCAGTTTCGTCATTCACTGGAGCATTAAATGGAGCACTTAATTCTAGTCCGGTTGGTAGTTTTTTACAATCAACACCTTTAGGTGGTGCTATTGGTAAAGTTAGTAGTGCTTTAGCATCTGTTGATAACATATTTCAAAACTCTTCATCTGCATTTAATGTAGGCTCAGCTATTAGAATGGCATCAAATGCCTTGCAAGGAGTTGATGCTGGAGCCAATCCAACAGAACGTTCTATTACACAAGCTACCGTTGCAAACAATGTAGCATCATCGAGAAATGATATTTCAGGACAAAACGATTGGAGAGTTAGTTTAAGTGTTCCGCCAACTATACAAGGCGGCGAAGTTCTTCAACCTTTACGTAATACAGGAAACAGAATGGTGTTTCCTTTTACTCCAACAGTTATGCTACAACATAGTGCAAACTATAGTGATATTTCTCCTACACATAGTAATTATACTTTCCATGCCTACCAGAGTAGTAAAGTTGACGACATTACTCTTATGGGAGAGTTTTATATTGAAAACGAAAATGATGCAAGATACTGGATAGCTTGTGTACATTTCTTAAGAACTATGACTAAGATGTTTTACGGAAATGGAGATCACATTGGAAATCCTCCACTAATTTCAAGGCTTAACGGTTACGGAAAATATGTGTTAAATGATATTCCAGTATTACTTAAAAACTTTCAAATTGAACTAGGATCTGATATTGATTATGTTCCAGTTACATTATCAGGAGATCCAAAACCAAATTACGTTCCTACAAGAAGTACAATAACAGTTACGTGTTCTCCAAACTATGCAAGAAGTGCTGTATCTAGATTTAATCTTAAAAAGTTTGCAGACGGCGGATTTGTTAACAAACCGGAGGGCTTTGTATAATGCAACCTAGTAATTTTGGACCTTACGCAAATACAAAGATAACAAACTCTGGATATTTGGATATTTTAAGAATTCGTCCTGTTCCAGAAGCAGATAAGGATATTCTTTATGAAATTACACCTGCTTACACACATAGGCCGGATTTGTTAGCACACGACTTATATGGACGTAAAGATTTGTGGTGGGTATTTGCACAAAGAAATATGGATATTATTAAAGACCCAATATATGATTTTGTAGCAGGAACTAAAATTTATTTGCCACAAGGTCAACACTTGCGTGAAGTATTAGGATTATAATATGGCTTTAAATTTTTCAAGTATTTCTAATGCAGTTAATACAGGTCTTAATGAGTTTTCCCAATCATTAAATTCTCAATTTACAAACGGTCTTAATACTTCTTTAAGAAATGCAAATTCTGTTGGAGCACAATTAAATTCGTCGTTAGCTAATAAAAGTGTTTCGTCAACTCTTAATAGTTTAACAAATAATTTTAATCAAACGCTAACAAACGGAACACTTAATTCTTCTGCACTAGCTGGAAATCTTAATGCGTCTTTAAATAGAGTTAGTAGTGCTTTAGGATCATTTTCGGATTTAAGTACTAACCCAAATAAAATTACTAGTGCGCTAAACAACAAATTAGGTAATTTAGGATTTTCATCTTTTGCTTCTGGTGATACATTTAGTAATGGTACATTTGCAGATTCTATTAGTGCATTTAACCCTATAAAAGTAGTAGAACAATCGATACAAGAATTAGCTGGCGCCGTTGGTGGAGAGTTTGATAAAGCTAAAGCATATATCGAAGGAGTTAAACTTGAAAATGATCCATTATCTTTTCTTTCTTCTCTTATCGGATCTGCTGCCGGCAGCGCCAGCGGCGGCGCCAGCGGCGGCGCCGGATCATCAAGCAATAGACTTCCAAACCCTTTAAGAAATTTTAATTCGTATAATTATATTGTTACACTTGGCATACTTGATTCAAAACAATATAACAATCCTGACAGTTATAGAAACGGTAGTGATTTTAAATACTTTGTTGTAAAATCAGGCGGCGGCCTAAGAACATCAGGATATTCTACTAGGGCTAAAACAGCAGAAGAATTAAGTGCAGGAGTAGATGCTGAATATTTTATTGATGACATAGAACTAAAGGCCGTAATTGCTCCTAATTCAAATACTGGAACTTCTTTAGGTACTAATGTTGAATTTACTGTAACAGAACCTTATAGTATGGGGAAGTATATTGAAGCACTTTTAGTTGCATCGCAGAAAGCAGGATTTAATAATTATATTGATGCTCCGTTTTGTCTAAAAATTGAATTTGTAGGATGGAACGAATCTGGCGAAAGAGATATATCACAAAATATAAAACCTTATTATGTTCCGGTTAAATTAGTTAAAACTGACTTTGAAGTTACTAGTCAAGGAAGTGTTTATAGAACAAAAGCAGTTCCTTACAATGAAACAGGTTTAACTGACACAGCAAACCAAACACAAGTTTCTATTAATGCGTCAGGATCTAGTGTTCATGAAGTACTTGAAACAGGAAAAAATTCACTTGCTAATATCCTTAATGATAGAATTGAGGAATTAGAAAATAAAAACGTTATAAAAGGTTATGACAGATATTTAATTGCATTTCCTAAAGATAAAGATGGATTATTAAATGCTATCCGAAACCAAAACGTAGATTTAAGTGCTTTACGAGCTACTTTGAGACCAGAGGAGCAAGAAAGAATACGTCAAGGAAATCCGTCTGAAAAAGAACTAAATGACGAAGATACTGTAGAATCAGCAGTTCCTGTTATTAGTACTAAAGCTCCTGACGTGTATTTGTATCTAAAAGCATATGCTTCTGATATCAATAATATGAATGAATTAGGTAGAAGTTTATTATTAGAAGACTCTAGAGACGGCGCACCGCAACCAACACCTGATGCTAGTAGTGTGCAAAACGAAGAAACACAAACAAATCAAAGACAAAACAACGAAAGTCAAACAGCAAACAAAGCTAGAAGCTATCAGTTTAGTCAGAATGACAAAATTACAAATATTATTGAAACAGTAATGTTAAATTCTGAATATGCTAGAGACGTTGCAAAAGAAGAAAGTGTACAAGGTTTTAAGAAATGGTTTAGAATTGAAACTAAAACATTTATTGATGATAATAAAGAAATGGAGTGCGAGCTCGGTAGACCTAGAAGAGTTTACGTTTATATAGTTCAGCCATATACTCCCCACGAAGCATCAACATTATCATCAGGTGAAAAGCCATCTAATGTAAAAAATCTAAAAAGTTTAGTTAAAAAAGAATACAATTATTTTTATACCGGTAAAAATGAAGATGTTTTAACTTTTGATTTAACATTTAATAATGCATTTTTTAATAGTCTAAGACCAGATATGGCACAAGGCCGAGAAAGCATAAACCAAGAAACTGCAAATAGTGGACAACAACAAGGTTCTGAAATTGCTCGTCCAAAAGCAAATTGTGCTTCGGGCGACCCTGGCGGCCCAACAGAACTAGCACCACCTGGATCACCTAGCTCAGGCGGCGTTCCTAAACCAACTGCTCAAGGTACAGAAGCACGTATTGCACAGATGTTCCATGAAAGATTAGTAAACAGTCAAGTTGACTTAATTACTGCGGATTTAGAAATATGGGGAGATCCGTATTATCTTCCTACTGATCTTGGAAATTATAGTGCAAAACCTGTAGATCCCACTATTAATTCTGACGGCGGAATGAACTTTATGCGTAATGAAGTTTATATATTAGTTAATTTTAAAACACCATTTGACTATCAAATAGGAAGCGAATTAATGAGTTTTCCTAAAACAGTTCCAGAGTTTAGTGGTCTTTATAGAGTAATGAGTGTAGCAAATAATTTTGCCTCTGGTCAATTTAAACAAGTATTAAAATTAGTAAGAATGAGAGGGCAAAATGACGAAAGCACAACAAATAATAAGTTGCCGATTGTTACTGCTCCTAAAGAAAAACGGTTAGATAGTGGCGGCGCAGCAGCAAATGCACCAAGCAATTTAGCAGCAGCTCAAGCAGCCCAAGCAGCCCAATCAGCATCGGCAGCAATTTCTAATACTATAACAACAATAACAAGTAATCCAGTTTTATCAGGTCCCAATGTAGTTCGCACACAAGAATTATTAATGACAGGAAAAATAGAAGAAGGTGTAAAAGAATTAGTAAACGGCAAAGTTTCAAATGTATCAGATTTTATACAAGCAAATCCTGAATTAAGACAATTTGTTGCACAGAGCACTAGAGGTGACAGAACAAGTCTTATAAGAGATACAGTTGAAGGAGTTTTTCCGCTAAAATTAGGGTTTGAAGCAGGGCAAGTTGATCCTGCACTTGCTGCCGCAGCAAACGCCAGTTCACAAGCCGCAGCAGCCGCAGCTAGTGTAAGTAATAGAGCAGCAGCCGCAGCATCGCAAGCTAGTTCAGCTGCCGCCGCAGCAGCTGGTACACGCCCACCAGTAGGCCCTATATAGGAAGTAACGGAGGTGTTTAATGTCATATGAAATAACAGAACAAGATAGAGCACTTCTTGATCTTGTTGCAAAGCACGAAGCCGGAAATTATGACACAATTTATGGCGGCGAACAGCATCCCTTAACTCAGTTTCTTATTGGCGAAATCATGCAATTTCAAGACAATTACATGAAAGGCTGGAAGTCAACTGCGGTTGGCAAATATCAAATGCTTAGAGCAGTTGTAGAAGAAGGTTGTCGCCGTTCAGGTTTTGATCCTACACAAGTTCGTTTTACAGCAGAAGTTCAAGATATTATGATGCTTGATAAAATCAAAGCACAACGCAAATATAATCAATGGAAAGCCGGAGAGCTTTCGACAAATCCAGATCCTGCACAAAAGGAAATTG